GTTTCCCAGTCACGATCGGTATGCAGCACAACTCCTTGAAGATCCTTACACTTCTGGCAGACACGACCATCGCCAGCAGTAGACCATTCTACGGCAACTCCAACATGAGTCACTCCCATATCCTTCATTGCGGTCAAGGCGCCTTCGGCATGAGCTCTGATTATCTCCGTTCTCGCAAAGCGATGGGCTCTGACTTTTCCTAAGCCGGCTCTCTTAACGAGGCGCCGAGCGATCTTCTTTGGATTCTCTCCAAGAGCCAGACCAATAGACAGCTCTCTTGTTATCTCGGCGGCAATCGATTTTGTGATTCCATCTAGATCCGTATAGCTCCTAGTAAACAGAAGCTGTATTTTCTCGACTGTCTCCGGCTGAGTAAATGCTGACTTGAGAAAGTCAGAACGAGACTGGCTGCTGCCTGGTATCTTCTTAGCCATATCAGGATCGAGACCACGAACCGCCAGATACGCTCTACCTCTGCCGGAGGTATATCCCTTGGTCATTGCCTCTACTAGCCAACCATAATCCTGTTCAAATTTAGATGGATTGCGACTAGGTGAGGTCAGAAAGAGGCCTTGCATTTTGCCTTGCAACCACGCCGCAAAGGCCTTCACTTTGGTAGCATTAGATGGAAAGGTATAAGAGGCGTTAGCAGTGAACAGTATGGGATTTTGACTTTCAAAGTACTCCGCTATATCTCTTTGCAAGATCCGAAACGCCGCCGAGAATTGGCGCTCAAATCGCTTACGCAGCATGGTTGTTCTAGTCGGATCTAATTTTGAGGGATTCATTCCTCTTCCTCACTATCCAGCTCTCCAGACTCCAATAGCAGCAGAGCCTCATCCCACGCCGCCTTTACCTGTGGATCTTGTATGTCGTCACTATCTGGAACTAGATAATGCTCAACCTCAAGATCACCTTCATTCAAGTCAGGAGCGTACAACTCTTCTTCCGACAGTTTTGGAGCATCTTTGCGAACAGCCATGCTATGCCTTTACGGTTAGGGACTCACGCCACTTGCGGAAGATCCTAGGATGAATGTAATTGTCACGAGCCTGAGTTGGCGTATTGTTAATGGTCTTGGCTACCTTTCCTGACATAGCCAAGATAGCCTTCGCTATCAAACGACCATCTTTTTTAGCATCGCCAGTCAGCGGCGGCGGAGGTCCTTTGAATTTACTGACTACCATTTGAGCTGTTTTGGTGGCCTTTAGCGTTCGCAGGTCCTTTAACTTAACATTTGGCGGACCTCCCACCTTTGTCGAAGCGGCACGCAACGATTCTATCGCATCGCCAGAGTCAGCATCAGGAAACACAAAATCCTTTGCATCCCTGTTCTGGGTCAAGTCTCGCAGAACCTGAACTGTCTCTGGGGTAGTGACTTTTGTCTTATTCCGAACTCCCTCTTTCCCGATGAAACTCAGATGAGCCTCATTTTCTTTGAACTTAATATGTCGCGTTTGGAGGGACGCTATACCAAAGTGACCATGTTTGATAGAGGAGGCGCCATCGGTCGGCCGTAATCCGGTTTCGTGAATCATATGAGCAATTGTGGCTGCTTGTCGTTCTTTTGGATCTTCAGATCCGATCATGGTCAAAAGCTCTTTGCCTATGCCCTCTGAATGAGGCTCTATCTTAGAGATGAGCTCAAACTTCTTCTCTGCGTTTCTGTCATGAAACTCTTGAGTGTATCTATACTGACGGCTAATTCTTCCTGACTTTGTTTTCTGGATCCACTTCATCAAAGCCTTGAATTTTAGCTCCTCCGCCGTACCTTCTGTTATCTCTATGTCCTCAAGAGGCACGCCCGCAGGAGGAAAGGTTCCACTCATGCCCAAGGAACGCAGCCGCTCTTTTGTCTCTTCCTTCAATTGTGACCCCGGCGCTTTCGACGAAGTATCCGACTTGCCGCCACCAGACTCATCAGCGCCACAAGTCGGATCCACTCCTCCACCCTTTCCAGTAGGACAGAATAAGTTGTCCGTTAGATTTGGACTCGGTTGTTGGAATTGCTCCCATAGTTTCCTGGCAGCAGGACTCAAAGGCCTCGGCGATTCTGGTGAAGATTCTGGAGGAGTCTCTGACATCTCTGGAGGAGTCTCTGACATCTCTGGCGGAGTCTCTGACATCTCTGGCGGAGTCTCTTCTTCATCAGGCATGGTTTCAATCAGTGATCGAATCTGCTCTTCCGGCATCTTGATGTATCGTTTCAAGATTGTAGTAAGTTGTTCTTTGTTAATGACCTTTTGTTGGACTAACTGCAACAGCTCCAGCAGATTGTCGAGACCAGCAGGCGCGGCGGCGGAATCCTCATCATCACCTCTAGTATGCTCTAACGCATTCTCCAGAAGTGAATCAGCATCTTCCTCACTGTATCCTAATTCTCTGACCAACAGATCCTTAGGAGCCATTATCACATCAGCGCCTGTTTGCAGAAAAGTGGCTATCACACTAACCCGCTTGCCGGCGATGTCTGCTTTCTCGCTTTCATTCATCGTCCGCTCATCATTCCATGCTACTTGAAATCCCCTCTCTGGTACAGGCAACACTCCGGCCATAATGAGACGATTGACAAAAGGCATAATGATGCGAGGCGTCACATGTCTGCGTCGATGAACGGATTTTCTTTCATCCCAAGTATCAGCATCCTGACCTGAACTCAGCTCGCCACGCTCGCTGCCCATAAATATCCGCTTGGGTATTCCAATTTTAATGCAGATGGCATCTATCTGGATTTGGATGTGCGGAGTAGGGTCAACCACAGTGGGAGCATGAGTTTGTAGTGACGTTCCAGCGACGCCGAAGATTCGATCCATGCCATTTATGAACTGCTCATAAGCATCCTGAACTTCGGTCCAATCAATATCAACATCGGCGCCTAGCTCTGGATGAGTCTGAATGGAATGACTCAAAATCCCACCACGCCAATATCCCTCAGCATCGCTGCCATATACCTTCCTTAGATTCAAGATATTGTTTAGCACAGGCCTCTGGGCCGGAATGCCAAACAACTCACTGCTATCGCGATTTGCTGTTATGTGTAAGACTCGAGTCCAATGAACCCGAACGGTCTCCATGCTGACGCCAATACCAGTTTGTGTTGACTGGCCTATTGACTGATCTCTCATGCAGATCGAATATTCTACCGGATGACCATACCGCGGCGAATTACGATTCATCTCATATCGCGATATGTCTATCTGGCTTTCATCGAATACCCGAACATACAACAGCTCATGTCTAGCCTGCTCATGATTGACTACAAAACCATACTTTTGAAATACCGAGTCTTGCTGGTCTGGCGAAGCATGGCGATTTGAGACAAAACTTCTCCCACCGCTGCCTCCCTTCAAAGGATCAGGGCCTTCGGAGATGGCTCTTTTGACTTCGTCAGTAGGCACACTCCCATATTCATTAAACCCTCTGACCGGCTCCCGCAACTCACGGCCATCATTGAAGCCAAACAAGAGAACGCCAAAGTGACCAATCCGCGAGAGCTTATCCGCTCGCTGCAAATACTCCCATATCGGATTGCCCTCTTCTCCTTTGAAGTGACTGTCGCCGGCATCGGATTGCAAATTGTAGGACAGGTTTTTCCACGCCTGCTCAAAAGCAGTATCAGAGTTAACATCCTCATCCTCAAACACATCCGGCTCCAAAGCCCAACACTCCTCCGGCCAGACATCAACCACTCGGGCACCAACGGCATGGCGATCGTACAGCTCTTTGTAGTCCTCCGCTGTCAGCATTGCTGACTGAGGAAAACCACACTCTTCATCATAGTCTCGCCGAGGATCCAACAGCCTCTTCATCAGTGCTGCTCGACTTAGCGGACTGCCGGCATTGGCCATCATAAAGCGATTGAAGAGCACCGGATCAATTTGCGGTTTTTGGGGTTCATTCATTTTGATTTTTCCTTATGACCATCGCGACCAACTACAAAAGTACTTGGTCGAACAAACTGACCTAATACGCTTAATACAACAGCATCCAGTTCATCAGGACTATGCCCAATGATCTCTTCCAAAGAAGAAGCATCGAGGCGCTTGCTCTGGCCTTTGGTCTTCGGAGGCAGATACATCTTTCCGTCGCCATCATATAAAAGAGGGATCAATCGCATCTGCTGGCGGAGTGTCGTAGATGTGCCCGGTCGTGGCATATCCAGCAGGGCCTCCGGTATTTGGTATATCACTTCATTCAGGGCCGGATGCAACCAGATATGAGTCAAGCCGTACATCTCTGCTCGGCGGTTCTTATAGACCATGCTGTTCTCGGCATCCTCTTCCTGATCAACCAACTTCTTCCGGCCACGAGTCCTGTATCGGTTAGGATCTGTAGGCCTACCTCCAAAAGAGATTGCTCTGACTTTTCTGTAGCCAAGTTCCCGCAGTCTATCAGCATGAGGCTTGCCTCCTCCACCAGCATCAAACAGCACATCCTTATCAGCGATATTCCAACGATTCATCAGAGTCAGAGTAGTGGGCACAATAATCGAAGTGTCCGGTGTTTTCATGCTGATCAGATCTAGCAGACCAACTTCATCAGAAACTGCCCACGCCGTATTATCGCCACCTTGAGCCGAGTCAACTCCTAGAGTACATCGCCCTACCGGCAATCTAGAGGTCGTTGCTGTTTTTGCTGACAAGTCTAGCCAGTCAGGCGGAAAGAGCAGGACTTTGGCGCCCTTATAAAACTCTCCCATCAACCCTACACTGACTTTGATCGGATCCCACAATCTCAATCGCCGACAGTATTCACGATACGATAAAACCCCCGGCGTAAGTATCCTATTACTAGGTTCCTTACCGAGGGCTATTTCGGCCAATGCCAGCCGAACGTTCGGAGAGTCCTGTCCCTGGACCTTTATGATTTTGCGGAAGTACATATATCCTGATGACTCAAAGCATCCTCAACTGCTTCGGCAGTCGGCACATTGTTGGATTGTGAGTAGTAGACCTTGCCTCGCGGTGAGGTCCACATATACATACTGGAGCCTTGGGCGACTAGCTCTTCGCTGGAGAACCTGACAGTCCATCCATGGTTGGTCATCTGGATGCCAGCTTCAATCAATTCTTTCAAACTCTTTGACATAGTTGTTTCCTGTTGGTCTTTCAAAAACACTGCCCCAGATTTGAAGTATTCTTTAAGGCTCTTTGACATAGTAAATCCTCTATGACATCAAAACCCCGCCCCCTCTGGTTGAAGAGGGCGAGGCACACCGTAACCCTCAGAGCCTGGAAAGGGTTAAGTGAATCCAGATGTAAACCTTATCGTTTCGGCCCAACAGGGCCTAGCATAGTGGAGATCAGTAGTAGCAACGAATCTGACTTCTTCTAGCATTTATTTGTCCTCCGCTAAAATATCACCACCCTCTACAAGAGCCTTGAACATCGTACATTCCAGCGGATTGCCGATGACCAGTTTCCTGTGAGCCCAAGTATCAGTCGCATCATAATGAGCCTGATGGACGCCGCTCGCTTCATCCAAAATAGCCAGAGTTCGCGGCAAGCCGTCATAAGGCAGTTTGTGGTTATTAAGTTGCTCCAAGTGAGCTATCTCTTTCTCTGACAGCTTGCCCCATTCTACGTGATGGCCTTGCAGAGTTTCTGGCATCCGGCATACAATACCGCGATGATAACTTCTCGGCTCATAAGAGCCATCAGGCATTTTTGTTTGCAGCCACAGGTCCTTCTGTTCTAGCGGCAGCGGCACTCGACTGGTTTGTATGAATCGTGACATCTCTCCCCACAAGACAGACTTCAACTGAGTCTGACTGGATGAGGTAGAAACAATCCGGCATGGCGTTCGACTGCATTGGAACCACACTGCAATGAACCCAGCGATAAAGTCTTTGCCGAGGTCATTGCCGGCAGGCACTACAGTCTCTTCATTCTCCACAACTGACTGGATGATCTCACATTGCTTGTCATAGAAAGTGATGTCAGGCCAGCATAGGCGCTGGAACTTAAACGGATCTGTGATGAAAGAAGTATCGAACATCTTATCGCCGACGAGCAGTCTCTATTGCTTTCAACACATCCAGCAACTCACTCTCAGCGAATTTCTTAAATGACTCGCCCCAGTGAATAAGAGCAAGTTCTTTTGCCGCTTGACTGAACGCTAAAGCGGCGGCGGCATCTTTCGAGTCGCCGGCACGTTCTGCTAGGTTCTTAATCGCTGCTTCTAGTTTGTCGTTCATTAAAGTGCTCTCTATGAAATACGTAAGGGAAACTCAGTTATCAGTGTCTGCGGATCTATGGCAACGCCATGGCCATTCCTCCGAAGCCAACGATGCCATGAGGCTCGGTAGTGCCAAATATAGGCACTCTGTCTTCCGGCAGCCAAGTGGCGGCGTGTTCTGCGATTGACCGTCTCTTGAACATAATAGATCGGATAATATCTCATGCGGATTTCTTCAATCGGTCACAATGTCGCCGAGCCTCTTCTTCCGTCGTATATTCTGAATGAGTTGTATTGTCATCACTCCATATCTGCCAAACCGAAGTAACGGCATCCTCTTTTGAAGCAGGGCCTCTGCCATGCTTATCAAGTGGAATCTGTATGATAAAGTAATTGACAGGTTTGTATCGCATCATTGTGTCCACGAAAGCCACATTCTCCAAGACGGTGACCAAGTATAAGTATGTCGACCGTCTTTGAAGGAAAGATAGGAAGTAGAGTCAAATAAAAGCATCTGAGTCACGTATCCAAATCTCCTATCTTGCGAACTCCTCTTCTGCCCTTTATCTCATTCCTAAGCACTCGGGCAGTATAGTCCTCCATCAATTCGCAGCATTTCTTGCAGTAATGACATTCTCCAAGCGCCGGCCAATTCTCCGGCAAGACTGCTTGACAGTTATCGCAAGTGACTCTGTAAGTGGTTATCGTTTCCTTCATTGGCTGCCAATAGGTTTATTTAGGTGAAGATGCCGCCGAAGGATCGCTGGTAGTGAATTCGCAGCCCTAGAAACGTAAGCAACCAGCCGCCGGTCTCACGACGAAATTAGAAGAATGATAGTCGTATGCCAAAGGAAAGCTTCGCCGAATAACCGTTTCCGTCACCGACCTGACCTCGACTCCAAATGAACCTACAGATGCGAAATAACTTCGCAGGACCGTCCTTACGCATGACTCGTTTGAATTTCATACTTTTACTCTTTCTTGGTGACAGTTACTTTCATTATCGGAACCATCATAAGTCCTCGGCAATTTTGTTTATTACTTTGCCGTCAATCACCTTTCTCTCTTCCTCGACCTCTTGCAGCATATCAACTAGGGCTCCGGCGCCGTCCTGTTGATTAAACTTGTTATCAGGCGCTATCAATCCAAGATGCTTCATCGCATTGACTAGAGCGGCATCTTTGCTCATAAACTCTAGCTTCATGCGAATCTTAATAGCCTCATCCGTCTCAACAGAATTCACATCCATCTTGGTTATACATCTACGGACCTCGACCGGAATGTCCTGAAGGTCTTTAAAGTCAATGGTTCCATCAGGATTGCAATGAAACACATCGAGCGGATCCAAAAACAACGCCGCCGCCAGATGCTTCAACACGGCATCAGAGTCTAGGCGGCACCTGTTCATACGATTCCACAGCGCCTTGTTTATGGCACGTTGTATTTTGTTCTGCTTGAGTATCCGCTGGGCGGCACCTCCAGGAACTTTATAACCGGCGGCCGTTGCCGCTCGGGTGCCGTTGAAGTCTTTTAGATACTCTTCAACAAAGACTTGCTGCTGGTCAGTAAGAGCGGAGACCCTTACACCTTTCAACTTAGCAGGTTTTGTTAATGTTGAACCCATAGCGACAGTACCTATTTATATCCGAAGATGTCTAATTCTGTTGACGACAGTTCAACAACATAAAGGTTTTGCCGGCATTAGTCAACAATTACTTTATAACCAGTTCGTTCCGATAATATATTGTAACAATCAATTCACCACAAAGGAGAACGTTGATGTCGATGACTATTAGTGAGAAGCGAGAGCAAGCTGAAGCGAAGCGGAAGCTGATCGTTTCTGTTGCTTCACAGATTTACAGCAATGCTATTCAAACGCAATTCCAAGCAAAGTGTAGTCGAGAGTTAGCCATCACTTCCGCCTTTAGCGTAGAGGTAGAGACAGATTGCGAATTTAGTATAGTTATGAATTTTGATGTCCCTATGACATTGTCACTCGAAGCTGCTAAGCACTTTGCCCCTGAGATCGTGACTGGGAAAC